TTAGTAACATTCTACTCTCATACTACTCTTTGCTTTTATTTGATTATCCCATTTCGCAAATACTCTTATTAAAGATATAATCCCACCGCAATCATAGGTTACAATTACTTCAACCATATCGCCAACTTCTCTGGAAGTTCTATTTTTAGGAACAATTTTTATATAAAGTTTATCCTGACTTAAGCTTGAGCATACTTCTCTTATACATTTTATAGCTTCATTATTAGAATTAGTCGTAGCCACTACTCTCGCCCCTTCACGAGCCGCTTGTTCCAATACATTTTTTTGATAAATAATTAATCCTAAATGGGAAACAGCTGAAATTATTAAGATAAGAAAAGGAATAATAAGAACAAATTCAAGTGAAGCCTGGCCATCTATTCTACTAATTAAAATTCCTTTAATTTTTTTGTTTTTATTTATTCTTAACATAATTTTAAATCTAGAATCATTCCTGGCAGGACATAATAAAATCCTTAACTAATTTTTTAAACCATTGAAGCTATTTTTGTGAAAACCTTTGATATAACATCAATTATTAAGGGTTTTCCTATTGCAATCAAAATTGCACTTATTATTCCTGCAATTACAGTAAAGACTGTCAGATAGTATTAATGTATAAAGGGAGCAGATACATAATACCTACCCCCTCAACACAAGGTTCTACCCTTGCTGTGGTTATTTTTTTAACTCAATTCCTAATTCTTTAAATTTCCCGTAGATAGAGGCAACCGCCTTAGTAGTTATAGCTAACCAGATTGCACCTGTAATTGATGTCAGCGGTATTATAGACTCAAGCCCAATCTCGTAGCCTAAAAATTCCACCAGGTACGGTATGCCAATATTTATTGCCGCGACTGAAAACCAAATCAAAATATACGGAAGAAGCCCAGACTTCATAAAGTTTAAAAACTTCTTCCAGTCAAACCCACCAAATTTCAGCCTTATTGCAACCGCCAGAATAAAATCAAGCAGCATTAATATCAGAATTACAATAAAGCCAATTATTAGGCTCTTAAATATTATTAACATTTTTCACCCCCTAACTTTGGTATTTTTTACCTTTCTTTCAAAAAAGATATAAGTTTTTCCCTAAATTGATTCATATCTATACAAGGACAAGCAGTTTTCTGATCCGGGAATTCTTTATGACCTTTCACATTTGAGATTGCAATTCCAAATCTACTCATAAGATTTTTACATAATTCATAAGCTGCTTTTTCCTGTTCTTTAGTAAGTATGTCATATCTGAAATCACCATATAAACAGATACCTACAGCCTTTGTGTTCCAGCCTTTTACATGAGCCCCAGCCATCATAAGAGGTCTTCCTACCTCTATTTCTCCATATCCGTTTATTCCAAAATTGTAGCCCTCCCGTATAAAGCCCCGTGCAAGATGCCACCGTTTTATTTTATCCATTGTTGTCTTGAACTGATCTGATACTGAATGATGTATTGCTATGTAACCCCAGTCATAATTAGTTTCAATTGTAAGTGCATTTTTAACTTTCTGTGTTATACTCTCAACCAGTGTAATGGGACTATCTGAAACAAAGACCTGATTTGCAAGCTTTGCTATGGACTGTGCATATGTCTTTCCCGGAACTGCCCAGGCATCATTAAGTCTCTTAAGCGTATGATCACCGTTATAATTATGTTTTATACCAAAATGTCGTGGGTCATATTTTTTTGAACAATACTGATTTACGTGCTGAGGATACACATACCATGCCAGATGCGCATAGTGCGCTATAACTCCTAATTCTTCAGTTTTGAATCTGTTTCCTGCTCCCGGAGCACCAGTCACACCTATCCCGGCAAAATTATTCCATTCTGGCTTTGCAATTCCTTTATAACTTAAAAATCCAGTCTCGTGTTCCATCTGGGCCCATGCAAGATCAGCCCTGATTTTGAACAGCTCTCCGTATTTGATATAAAGTTTTGCAAGTCTTTCCACTTTTTTGGCATTATAACTTTGAGTATTTTTAATAAACTGATTAAAGAGATCCTGCCAGCTTCCTTTAAAAACTCCAATTAGTGATGTATTCTCCCTTAACATTCATGTCTCCTTTGGATTGGATTTAGCATATTCCTCCCAGCTCGGGTTCCAGCTGCCGTCGGAGTTATATTTGATATCTGGATAATCCGGAAAGTTTTCAGGCAGTATCATTAATTTTTTAAGCCCCCTTATAAGGGCTTTCATCTGAGTTTCGGTTATTGCATCAATATCAGCCCAGGTTAGTGTTTTTGCAGGCTCTTTTTCTCCTACAACATATAGGTTAGGTGTTTTCCAGTGATATGGAGTTTTAATATCAAACGCATCATAAACTGCTTGTAATTCTTCCGGTCTTAAATACTCTATCAATTCAATCTCCTTTCGATATCTTATTGCTAATTCTCTAAGATCAAGCCAGATTTTTTTATCCACCTGGAGCTCTCCGTTTTTAAACATTGCAAGCCACGAATAATCAGTTGTCCCGGAACCTCCGACTATCCCATAATAGTCAATAAATACAAATCCTATTGCCTCGCAACCAATATCCAGAGCCATTTTTACCTGCGGGACCCAGATGTTATAAAAATCTCTCTCAGGATTACTGTAATTTGCCTCTGTGCATATCCAGTTTTTGATCTGGTATTTATTCTTCAGATTTAAGCAATATTCTGTCCATCTTTTTCTCTGCTCTTCTGTTGCGCATGAGGCTTGAATATGAACTGAGATCCCATCTAAAACTTCCTCTATCACGAGCTGACACATTCTTTCATAGAGGTCTGGCCAGCCATTTACTACTTTTCGGTGGTAGACAAGATTAAATTCTTCGTTACCTGCGGTTACTTTAAACCCTAAAAATTTAGCAACCTGAGAAGCCCATCTAATATATTTTTCATATGTTAATAAATCGGGTTGATGGCCATCTTTAGCTGGTTCGTTATCAACAGTTAAACTACAAAGTTTTGTAGCCTTTGATCCGCCATAAGATAAAATTTCTACCAAAATATCCTCAATATGCTGCTTATATACCGGCTCCCCCGGTAGCCAGTATCTGTCTTTGCTTATCTGCTGTATCGGATTGAGTGAAAACTGTATATTTCTATCTATGCATCCCTTTACCCATTGCCAAGCATTTGCGTCTTCTATGGGAACATCGAATTTTCCAACTGGTGGCATAAATCTTATTTCATTGTAGGTCAAATCCCAGTTTGTTCCTGCTATACCATCTGCACCAATACAGGATCCACCTATATTAATTTTATATTTTGAAGGATTGTATATTTGATATAAATCACTTAGTTGCATAGTTTTATCATCCATTTATTACATGAACTTTCCTGCTAATATCCCAACGAACCCCATCACTGCACCGATAAGACCCGCTGTGCCCCAAATTTTTATCTTTATATTGTTTATGGTTTTAGTAATTTCACTCACGGTTTTCTTGGTTTCATCGACCTTATTTTTATATACGAGATAGTCTCCAAGACTCCCGTTTATCCTATCCAGCCTCTGCTTTATGTATGCGATGTCAGTTTGCATAATTGCTATGTTTGTAAGTATCTTCTCTGTTTTGCTTTCCTTTGCCATTTAGACTCCTTATCTCCAAAAATTGGCAAAATAAAAACCTCCTAATTTTAGGAGGCTAAAAAAAATAATTTGTTTTTATTATTACTTTTTCTAATAAGTATCGATATATTCTAATATTATTTGAGCATTTTCCATAAAGCAATTTCTATGGAACTCCTGCATTATCCCAGTGTTCATTTTTATCCATCAATTTGCTGCATCATCATTTCTTCCCCAAAATCTTCTTCTCCAGCTTCAGGTACTCCTGCATTATCCCAATGTACTACCGATGAGTATCTAGATGTTTTGCGCATCGTATTACCAAAATAAAAGAATGCTTTATATAGATATATGTAGCATAGATCGATACATAATAAGCTGTTGATTGCCAAGACTTAGTTGAGAAATTCCAATATTCTTTTGTTCCACTGCTACTGGTTCGAATTATATATAATCTTTTGAATGTATAATTTACATAAACACAAATTAGATTTGTAGATACTGAAGCTGCATCAAAAGATCCCGTAGGTATAGAACTGCCTAAATAAATGCCACAATCATGATATCCATTGCCTGAGATAATCTCAAATTCAACTTGATATTCAAAAGTGCTGCCTATATCGTCTGTAGTTACCAGATAAGCGTGCATGCCCGAAGTCGTTGAGTGATTAGATTTATATACCCCGTCAGCTACTTGCCCATTCCCACCAGAACCTTCTCGATTAGTAAAAATCCCGTATTCTTCACCATCATCCAAGCTGTCATCTGTATTAAATTCTTCTAAAGCCATTATCTCACCATCTGTTCAAACCTAATTAAAACAATTAAATCTGCACCTGCAGTTGTTGAGCCTATCTGGTCTACATCTATAGTTAATTTATCATTCTTTGCTAAAGCTGTAACATCAGGAACTCCAGAAGTAGCTGTATATTCCCCTATAGCTATTTCTGGCCTATTTTCCTGCGTAGTAAAGATAGTCGTATCATTTTTATTAACATCAACTATTAATGATGCCCCGATTGGCGCAGTCCGAACAGCAATATAAACTTCTTTTATCGTCCCTGGAGAATACACAAAAATAGGCATTGGAGAAACATCAGTCCCAACTTCCAAATCTCCTTTTTTTACAAGAACAATTTGAGATAATATTTTCTTGCCATCTATATAATTGGTATAATAACTTCCATGTTCCCCATCTAATAAATCTGCATCAAGCTCACTACCAGGGCCATCTACAGTAAGTAATGCAGCAAGAATATCTGCAGCAGACATTTCACCTACAGCTTTATAGTACTTATACTCAACCACTATATTTGTTCCAGCCTCTATACTTCCAGTAGATAAAAATTTTATAGTTCCAGCCTGAGCATCGCAAGTCCAGTCAGAATATCGCTGATAATATGTAGATGTGCCTTCCTTATAGACTACAATGCTGTTCGGGTCTACAGGATATTTAGACAAATTATAATTTGTATCCAGAGCCACACTGGTAAAAGTATCAGAAGAAGAAATAAGTACATCCTCTAAAATATCTCTTTTGAATATAAATTTGATATTCTGTGGTATTTTAGAGATTTTTTTATCTATTATAGAATCCAGTACCTTTGTCAGATAATCCTTTCTCATTGCACCACCGCCACTGTAAGTCTTGAAAACATACCATCTTGCCCGACACTTTCTGATACTTTTATTACAATTCCCTCATTTGTAACCACCGGGCTAATTTCGGTCTGGAATATTTTAACCCTGTCTCTTACCTGGATGTAAAAATTGAGCGGAACCATTATATCTATTGTAAATATCTTAAGAGAAAGATCGCTTGCTATATCATTTGCCGCCTGCTGTATATTAGAAGGGTCATCTTCTTCGGTAGTAAAATATTCTATGATGTTTTGGTCAACTGTGATCCACCCATGATTTTCTACTATTGCTTCTTTTTCAATTCCTAATTCCTCATTTGTTACCACTACTTTATAAGGAATACCAGTCTTATCTATATTTCTGGATAGAGAAAAGCAGTTAACATTTAAAAAATAATTCCATACTACTACTGGATAATTGCTTGGAGAACCTATAAAAATTTTTCCATCTTCATCCTCCCATATAATCCACCCGATATCATCACAGACTTTTTGTATTGCTGACATATAAGTATCTTCCCTGTTAAATACTTTTTCTTCCGCCAGATTTACACTTATATCCTCAATATAATATTCATCAGAAGAAAATCCACAGCTTGTGAGCAAATCAATAAAAACCTGTTTGTAATTTTTATCTGTTCCGTATACTTTTTTCTCACCTATTTTTTTATCAATAGCAACTCCTGCCATTCCTCTTGCCGAAATTGATATTTGAGTTTGGTTGTCATCATACTTTACATTGTCTATATACCCACAGAATCTTTTATCTAGATTTTCACCAAGTCCCATAAAAAGCTCTATTTTACTCCCGGGTATAATTCTTTTTTCCCATAATGAGTCAGCTCTCTGGAAATCAAATTCAAAATTTCTATTGGAGATAGTAACCCTGGCTCCGTTTGCAATCATATCAATGCCTTTATCTACGTTTGCAGAGATGATATCTTTCACAACTGATATTGAGGGGAGTGCCTGACAAAACTTAATCTCCCAGTCTTCACCTTCATAAGACCCCTCATCCGTATATGCATTCCACGCAAGCGCCCAACCGTCATAGTAGTTTCTGCAGATGCAGGGTTCTCTTGCATTTATATCATCTATAATTTGAGATGCACTACTCCAAGTAAGTCCTCTATCGTCAGAATACTGGATATATAGAAGACTAGCTTTTCTATAAATACAGTTTATTCTGTTCGTATGATATTGTACCGCTGTAGGCTCTTTAGCCTCATTCCCCGAAGCTAAATTTGTAATATTTACCTGTGCTCCTTCAAATTGATAAGCCATAACACCTCATTGTGTAAAATAAAGTTCTAAAGTAACTCTTAATTTTTTAGTGTCATCTTTAACTAAGGTATTTTCGCCTATTGCTCCAGAAGGTAAATCCCAACGGGCAATATTTTTTTCATCTATATTCCCAAACTGGCTTCTTAAACCAACTTCATACCATGTACCATTAGCTTCATTTAAACCCCAATCAGCATAACAAGTTTTTCCATAACCTGAGCCAGTATTTGTGGTTGAAATAATCTTTTTATTACTCCTGGTAGAACCCAAAACAGGATAACTGGTTCCATAGCAGTCTGTTCTATTAACTGCTTGGTCTGTATTCCCGAGATAAATATATCCATATCTATATGTGTCATCATTTAGCCCCATACCATATATCGTAAGATTAAGTCCTATTAGTCCGTCAATCCCGTCGTTTAATATCATTGCACCCGAATCCGAAGTTTCCCTCTCTAAATAAACTGTTACAGTAATTACTAAAACTTTAGTATTGTCTTTTGTAATCGTAATTGGAGTGCCTTCTGCGTCCTGGAACATTGCGTGGCTAATTGTATAATCAGTATTATTAGATAATCCTACTTCGGTTAAGTCCCCGTTCCCTTCTTCTAAATCCCAGAAAAATTTATGTCTATGATAATATTCTTCAGTTTCATGATTTATACTGTTTGTATCTGGGTTAGAAACGTCTTCTTCAGTAGCTATATCTGCAGATGATAAGTAAGTAAAAAATGTAGTATCGGTTATTGCTGGGGTTCCTGCACCTGTGCCTATTCCACAATACAACATAAACCTGTGAGGAACTTCAACAAATTGAGTAGGTTCTATTATTTTAGCTAACCCCTGATTACAAAATACATTATAAGCCCACGCTTCTTGGATTTTAGGAGCTTTTTCTCCAAATTTCATATATTGCTCTTTATCATATAAACAAGCATGAAATTCATTGTGAAACGTACTTTTTAGCTTCAATCCCTTTTCAATCCATCTAGGAAAATATAAAATCGGTGGATATATTTTATTTTTAGGTCTAATTATCATTATGGTTCCTCTCCTGTATATAATTGCATATTCAAATTTTCTACCTGCATCTTATAAGTTTCATTTGGCACTTCACAATCCTCTCCTTCACCCTCGTAACCAGCTATATATGCAGGATATAGAGCTTTTGCTAAATTTTCTACCTGCATCTTGTAAGTTTCGTCTGGAGCTGAATAATCAAGCAGTTGAAAAAACTCAAAGCTTAAATTCATTACAGCAATCTTATAAGTCTCATCAGGGGAAGCGATATTAACATATTCAGTTCCACCGGAAGCATCCTGAGAAAGGATATAGTAAATATCAGTTTTACTTCCGTCGTTATATTCGTAAACACATCCAAGCCGATATGAGCTTTCCCTGAATGCTTTAGGATTACCTTTTGTGCCTCCTGCAGGTTTGTCAATCTCAGTTGAGGTAGCCCAGCTTACACCCAAATCAGTAGAATAGGTAAACATCAGATTTCCAGAGTCAATATAAAAAACATAAATTCCTAAGTCAGTTTCTCCTACTCCTGGAGGGTCTGCCCATGCTCTAACTATTGTGGGGTCATTTCCGGTTTTTACAGTCCTCTCGGTAGCATCAATCAGTGCCTGCCATCCTCCAGTTTCAACATCCGCCTTTCTAAAATATATCGTCCCGCTTCTCTCATAAACTATCATTAAATCAGTAGTATTATAATCACCCTGCGTTGTAAAAGTTCCATAAAACTCCAGATCCGGTTCGTCTCCTTCAAACAACTGAACTGGAGTACTCCACTGGATATTACCCTCATCATCCTCACTCCCAACTGTACCGTAGATATATCCGTCTCTGACAAAAACTGCATAAAACTTATAAGTTACCGATGACATTATAAGAGACGGCTTGTTATCAGTTACTATATTATCTGTAACAAGCATTCCCGACCTAATACCAGTTTCAGGACTTGCACCTGTAATTTTCAATTTCCAGTTAGGCTCTGAACCTTCCGACACATCGTATTTTAGTTTGTCTATCAAGTTTTTAAATGCACTGGTTATGCTTCTTGGCATTAAGTTATTCCTTCCTCCAGAAGAAAACAGTCCAAATTTATCTCGTAAATGATATTACTTGCTGACAACTCAAGTCTTTTAAAATTACATGCCCCTGCTCTTGTTTTAAGCATAAGATTTCCTAAATCTTTAGTGCTATTCAACCTGAATTTAGTACCATTTTTATGATAGCTGATTAGCGTTTCGTAAAATAATTTACTCTCAGTTAAAACTCTAAAACTTACATGGTATTCTTCAGAACCAAATCTCCATTCAGAGGTTTCACCACCAAGAGTCTTTGCAGTTGCATGAACAAATTCAGGGACTTTTGAAGTATATCCACTAATCCAGTGCTCTGCACCACCAGCAATAGCCTGATTATTTTCATCTCTTAGTTCCATCTTTGCCATTACCTTCTTGCCCCTTCATGCTTTATTTGTTCAATTAATCTTTCAGATATAATTTCTGAAATTAGCTCAGAGTCAAGATGTTCTATTCCCTGCCCGCTTAGAGCTATTTCAATCTTTCCGCTAATATTAATGTTTCTTGTTGAGGTTGGGGCTAATGAAGGAACAGATGCCAAAGCTACTTCACTTCTTAACCCATGCAACTCAAAACCGCCTGAAAATCCGCTAATTATCTTTTCTATTTCAGCAAAACCGCTTCTTACATTATCAACCAGAGATGGGCTTCCTCTTGCCCACGGGTTTATTTCCCTGAGTTTTTCTTTTATTTTATCAACCCAGGTTTTTATTTTCTCCCAGGCTCTTGATAGTGATCCTGATATCGCATCTCCAAATCTATCAAAAACTCCTTTTACCCATCCTACTAAATCAAGTTTTGACTTGACCCAGTCAACTATCTTTCTAACCCATCCAATTATTCTATCGTGTATAAGCCTCCATATTTCTAAAAACCTATCCCTAAATTCTGCAAATTTTAACCTTATATTCTCCCATGTCTGCTGGAAGAACTGGATTATTTCATCCCAATGAGTAACTATTATTCCTAAGGGATGATACTGGAAGAATAGCTCCTTTATCTTCTCGAAAGCAGCTATAAATATCTGTTTTATTTTTTCCCAGACCCCCGAGAAGAATTCCGTTATCTCGTTCCAGTGAGAAATTATTATGCCTATTGGATGATATTTAAAAAATAAGTTTAATATAAACTCAAGGGCGGTGCTGAATATTTCCTTAACACTGTTCCAAAGGCCAGAAAAAAATTCCTTTATGCTATTCCACACACTTATTGTCCATTGCTTTACCTTTTCCCAAATACCTCTGAAGAATTCAACAATTTTATCCCAGTGCTGGATTATAAGTCCCTGTGGGGTGTAATTTAAGAGTATATTTTTTATCCAATCCCACGCAATTCTAAATGCTTCTTTGACTTTATCCCAGAGATTTCTAAACCACTCAACAATTTTATCCCAGTGCTGGATTATAAGACCGTATGGAGTATAGTTTAAGAAAATATTTTTTATCCATTCCCAGGCCGCTTTAAATACTTCCTTAATTTTATTCCATAAATTTATAAAAAAATCTTTAATTTTATTCCATGTATTTATTGCCCACTTTTTTATCTTATTCCATACATTTTTTAGAAAATTTACTATCTTATCCCAGTTTTTCCAAAGAAGAATCCCGATTGCAATTAGAGCTGCAATTGCCGCAACTATTCCCAGAACTATCCAGGTAACTGGAGATGCTGCCATGACTGCATTTAAAAATATCATTGCTGTTCCTATGGCCATAAGAATAGGGCCTAAAGCTGCAAGTGCTATTCCTATTCCTAAAATTACCTTCTGCCATCTGGGATCAAGCCTTGAAAACCAGTCAATGATCCCCTGTACCCAGCCAATAAATTTTTGTAAGTAAGGACCAAGATTTTTAGCAATGGCATCTCCTAAGGTTATCATTCCATTCTTTAGCGTTTGCATAAATTGATTTAACTGAAAACCGGGACCCTGCGCCATTTCTTCAAATGCTTTGTTTGTCTTGCCGGAAGAATCAGTTACTGTTTCTATAGCTCTTGCAAAATCTTCGGCGTTGGTAGTAGTAAGTGGAAGAACAGCTCTTACTGCTTCAACATTTGGAAACAGCTCTGCTAATTTATCAACGTTTCCTCCGGTAGCTTCAGTTACTTTTTGAAGAACACCCTGAAGCCCCCCAAATTTTTCTATTGCCTGGGGCCCATTTTCTACTCCCCACTGCTGATATAATTCCTGCAAATCTCCTGATGGTTTGATTAATTGAGTAAATACACCATTTAAAGCTGTTGCCGCCTGTTCAGTTGAACCTGATACTTTAGTTAAAACTCCTAAAGCGGCTCCTGCTTCCTCAATTGATATACCAAGACCAGCTGCCTGCTGGGTTGCTCTTGGAAATGTTGTAGCTAGTTCTTCAAAGGTTAAAAGTCCGGTATCTACAATTCCAAAAAATGTATCCATTGCACGGGAAGAGCCCCCTACACCCTCCAGGGCAAATATACTCATGGCTTTGGCCAGTGCAGCAGCAGTAGCCTCTGCATCAGCCATACCCCCTGTTGCACCTTTTACCGCAGTTTCTAAAATCTTTATTGAATCAGCACCTCTGAAACCTACAGACACTATCTGATAAAATGACCTTGCAACATCAACAGAAGACTTTCCTGTAGCAGAAGATATATCCAGAACCGCTTTTTTATAATCCGCCATCTCTTCTTGGCTGGCACCGAGCATAACATTAACTGCCCTCATAACCTGATCAAAATCCCCTGCCATCTTAAAAGAAGCAATACCAAGCCCTGCTATAGGTAAGGTTAGCCCCATAGTCATCTTTTTACCCATACCAGTAAGATTTTGCCCCCAGGACTGCAGCTTTCCTGAAAGGCCATCCAGCTGCTGTGTAACTTTTTCGGCACCCTCAAGTGCCAGAGTGCCAAACATTCTGAATACTTCAAATGCCACGCTGCCTCCTTAAAAGACTTTTAAGATTTTTAAGTTTTTGCAGTAGTTCTAAGATTTGTTTTCCGGAAGAATCCCATAGACTTTCACAGACTGCATATCTCTGCTGTCTGTCAGGGTATTCCTCCAGCATTATTTCACTGGACATACATCTTTTAATAAAATCATCATGGTTTTCATTACTTTGCGGTTTTGGTAGCGGCATATTATATCCTCTTTAATTTTTCTTTTCTTTTTTTATCGAAATCAATTATGTTTTTAGCTCTCTTGAGCGCATACTCTTTTGCTCTTGCTATCTCTTGCTTACTAGTTTTAACTTTCTCTTTTAAGTCAAGCCCAAGACTTTTAAGGTAGCGACTAAAACTTTTTTTACCTCCAGCTCCCATCTGCCAGCCTATAAATGCGGCAATTACCATCCTGTCTTTTGCTTCGCTCTTTTTTATTTCTTCTGCCATATCAGAAAGCATGGAAAATCTTTTCCAGGGCAGACTCATTACATAGGAAATATTCCAGCCATACCTGGACATTACTAGGTCTGCTTTGTACCAGAAAAGACTCCCGACAACTTTCTGGCACGCATAAAAAAACCCTTTATATCCTCAGTTTTAGCAAGCTTTTCCACAATTGCCAGCGGTGTATCAAAGGGAAGCTTGTCAAATTCCTCTACAGATTTCCCAATAAGAGAAGCCATCCACTTTTTTATATCACTTTCGGCATGCTTTAGTACTACTGCCAGAAAAGCAAGACCAATTGCAGTAGCAGACTTGCCTTCCCCTATCTGGCTTATTACCTTTGTAGCTTCTTCTCCACACTTCCCCAAGATTGTTGCAACTGTGAATAAATCATGAGTCTCAAGTTTTCTTATTTCTAAATCCATTGAACTACTCCCTTATATATTTTTACGAACCAGAAGGTATTACAGGAAATCTGATCTCCCAGGGTTCTGTGTCAAGATCTGCAGGGTCAAAATGCCCCTCAAAAGTGACCTCCAGTACCCCCTCTTCTCTTGCCTCTGTGGACAGCTCCATATTCTCGGTAGCAAGGGCATTTTTAATTATTCCGATAAAGTTATTATCAGAACCCGAAACCTGCCCTACCAGTGCCACATTTACAAGATAATCAGAATCAGAAATATCAGTATTTCTTGTTATCTTGTCATGTGTTTTTCCTTCACCGGACGGGTAATCCTCTTTGGTGGATCCGGCTAAAATTTTCTGTAAGTTTTCAGCAGTGAGTTCAAGAAGATTTGCTACAATTTTTGCTCTTACTTCAATTATTCTCCTTGCACCTTTTACGGGACCTTTAGCACCATCCATTTCTATTTCCCTTACGTCCTGCTCAACAACAAACTGATTACCACCCCTTGTAGCGCCAAGAAGTCTTTCATCTGCTTCTTCGTAGTTTAAATATACTGCTCCTGCATCAATTAAAAATCTTTTTACAGTTTCGGTAGTTATTCCATGTACACCCATTTTTTATTTCCTCCTAGGTTTAATTTTGCAAATAAAAAATCCCGATCTGGCTCGGGATAACACCGTTAGAAATCTATATAAAAATAGGCCATTTAAAACCTATCTATTTTTAATTAATTGTAACTTCTACTAACCTACTAAATTTTCTATAAATTCCTTTCTCCAGAAGATTACATTAAATTCCATGTTCCAGTGACAGACCTCTGGATCTTCATCAGAAACTACCATATCATCATTTAAATAACACCTAATCTGCCCGCTCTCATCAGCACTAAATAGCCTTTTATCAAGAAGTTCTATAATTCTGTTCCTTATATTTTCAGCTTCAACGGAAGATGAACCTTTTGTAAATATGTCCACCGCAAGATAACCATCTCGTCTTGCCCAGTGGATTCCAGGAGTAAACCTCCAGGAAAGCACCACATAAGGATATTTTGCCTTTCTTTCTGCCCAGCTCTCATATACAGCAGGCTTTCCCCAGCTTGTCTGTGACAGCAGGGAAGCTAAACTACTATCTTCTATTAAAACATTATTTACTGTTCCGATTACTGTTTCCATAGTTTAAAACCAATCTCGAGTTAAAATCCCAATTATAATCTGCCTTTTTATATCAAATGCCTTTACAAGATGAGGCCTTGGCGCCATTTTTGATGTTCCTTTTTCTAGATAAAGCGAATATTCAAGTGGATTCCCAACCTGACCAATCGGATTTCCCATCTCTTTGCCAAACTGAAATCCATATTTTGAACGTAATGTATTTGTTCTCTGTGCTGGCGGTTCTCCGGGTGCAGAAGCTCTGTAAGTTTTTTTAGTCCCGGGGACCCTGTATACTCTCCCGCTTCTTGTTCCGGAAAGTAGCTCAACCACGCTTCCGTGCCACACAAGTGTTGCCTCTTTTATTTTCTGTTCCGCAATTTGAGGTACTTTCTCTGCTACTTCAGGCAATTTATTAAATTCAATTTTGAAAGATATTCCTTTAGCCATCTTTATCAACTACCTCTGTTGCTAAAATCTCCATGAATCTGTTTTTTGCAGCCGGAACTATAACTGCAGCAATTTCAAACTTTTTCCCGCCAAGATACACCACACAATCACTGTCTACCAGACTGCTATACCGCATTATAATTTTTGTATCTGCTTCAGGAAGAACTGATTTATAAATCTCAATCTCTCTGCCTCTCAGAGGGTAAACCCCTGCCCAGAATGTTCCCAAATCAGAGTAACCTTCTATCCAGCCTCCCCTGCCGTCAGAAGTTTTTGTTTTCTTTTTTATGTTAACTCTGTGTCGCAGTAATCCAATCATTTTGGTTCGTAATTTTTACAATCTTTACAAAAAAATTTGCACCACCGAAGATAATTTTTAGTGCAGCCGGGAACAGTAAGAAAACCATAAGTAACTTCACCCCACCATTTGCAGTCAGTTTTAGTCTTATCAAGACCGCCAACCATAAAGGGAAACCCGTCTTTTTTAACTTCTTCAAGATCGCTGCCGGATAATTTTTCTGCCAAAGCTCCTCCTAAAATCCCGGATTGATTCTATAAGGTGTAAGATCGCTATAATCTTCTCTCACAATCTCTATACTTTCATCACCAAGTCTTTGCTTTACCATTCCTTCTGTCCTTATCTCGTAATCTTTCGCAATTCTTTTTTTTATCCACTTTATAACTGTTTTAGGCACTGTCTCACCAGTAAAATCCTGTCCCATAAAGTTTTCTGCAGCCTCACAGGCACTTTCAAGCAGGTCATTGATTAAACTATCATCTTCAGTATTTTCCACTTTTAGATAATTTTTCAGTTCTTCCAGAGTAATAGTTATATTGTCTTTGAGTGCCATTTAGATATTATCCTTCCCTTTTACCTTACTCCCGTCAGGAAGCCTGTACCAGCCTCCGCCAAGATACTCAATCTTAGCAGATATGCCTTTGTCTTTTTCCGGTTCTATCACTTTTTTCTGGTACTCTTTTACAGACTTGTCCTCAATGACCTCAATCAGTTTGTGAGTTTTGAGTATGCTGAGTGTACTTTTATCTGAGATTTCAAATACAGTTCCTTTCCTTCTCATTTTTCCAGAACCATCAAGAAAGGAAACCAACGCTTTTACTTTTGTCATAATCTCTCCTTTATAAATTTCTAAAAAACTTTAAACCTAATCTTCTGTATACATAATTTCCAATTTTTATTTTAATACTCTTATCCAGTAGCCAGAAAAACCATATCCTAGGAAGTAGTAGTGCAAAAAAGCATTTGACTGGCTTATGTGTTAAAAAACTAAATAGCTTTCCAACTTCTACTGTTACTTTGCCTAATTTTCCAACATCTACTGTTATTTTATTTAAGTCTACCATAGTCATACCTTCCTGTGTGAAAATTAAATTTTCTTAAAGAATACCTGCGGGCATGCCCCTTTCTCTAAAAGCCATTTTCTTAAATCAATATCCTCTGGTTTATAGCTTTTATTATGAGTAGTTATAAGTTCAACTCTAAAACCAGCTCTAAGTATCTTATCTAATATTTCCAGGAGTATACTTCTATCATTGTAAATTGCAGGATGAAATTCTACTGAAAGATATGAACCAGAAGGCATTAAGTCAAAAGCCTTATCCATTCCTTTTATTATTTCTACTTCATAGCCTTCTGTATCCATTCGCAAAAAATCAATTTTCTCTATCCCTTCAAATTCTACAAAACTATCAAGAGTTAGAGTTACTACATCCTGTTTTCCAGCTTCAAACTTCTTAAACTTATCTTGATAGCTTTCTCGTGTTTTACTTTCATCAACCATAGTAGCCCAGTTTGAGCGCCTTGAGGTTTTTATCTCTCCATGCCCATCCCTATCTGATATTGCAAGCTGGTAAACTTTTATGTTCTTATAGCCATTCAGCCTAATACTTCTTTTTAGTGCTTCTACACTTTCATTTATAGGTTCAATTGCATAAACTTTTCTAGCTTTTTGAGCTTCAAGAAGCGCGTAATAACCCAGATTTGAACCTATATCTATCACTACCCAGTCAGGTCTCAAAATCTTTTTAACAAAATCTACCGAAGCCTTCTCTCTTATCCCGTGCTCTAAGAGCTGTTTTGATAGTCCTATATCAGAAGGAATAAGGCACATCTTAGAGCCATTTACCTCTTTTACAATATACTTGCTCCAGTATGCAATATTTCCCATTCTCTCAATTCCCAACTCTTCAACAAATTTTTTTACTCCAGGAAATTTCTTTTTCTTGACATCATG